CCGCCACAGGCGATCAGGGCGCAGCCTCCGCCACGGGCGATCGGGGCGCAGCCTCCGCCACAGGCGATCAGGGCGCAGCCTCCGCCACAGGAAAAGCCGGTGTTGCTCTTGCGGCTGGATGTGAATGCAAAGCAATGGGCGCACTCGGCTGCGCGATCTGCTGCGTCGAGCGCGGCGAGTGGGACGGAAATACATATCCGATCATTGCTGTCAAGGCAGCGATTGTCGATGGCGAAACGATCAAGCCTGATACTTGGTATCGGCTGGAGAACGGGGAATTTGTGGAGGTGGAATGATGGCCACACGCACCGAGGAGATATACATACCGTGCGAATGCCGGGTGTCAATTTTCTTCCCAGCCGGGCATATCGAATGCGATATTTGCCCGCTGCTGCAAACCTATAGCAGACGGCAGTGCATGCGGACTGGGGAATTGATTCCGGCGTGGCAGAAACGCGGGTATTATTGCCCGCTGGAGATTCCGGGCGAGCTGATACCGCCCGAAACTGATGACCCGAAGGAGGACTTGGAAAACAAATGAAATTAACAGAAAAGCTGAATGCCATTCAGGCGCAGCTAAAAGCGCCGAAGGACAAGAAGAATAGCTTCGGCGGTTACAACTACCGTTCCTGCGAAAGCATTTTGGAGGCTGTGAAGCCTCTGCTTCAGGCGCAGAGCTGCATTCTGACGATATCCGACGAGATTGTAGAGATCGGAAACCGCATTTATGTTAGGGCAAAAGCTACGATTTCCGATGGTGAGGGCGAGTATACGACGTATGGCTTTGCCCGTGAGCCGGAAAGCAAGAAGGGTATGGACGAGCCGCAGGTAACAGGTACGGCCAGCTCTTACGCCCGCAAGTACGCACTGAACGGCCTTTTTGCAATCGACGATACGAAGGACGCGGACACGGACGAATATGCAAAGGAAACGGGCCGGACAGCGAAAAGCCAGCCTGCGCAGGCGAGGAAAACAGCGCCGCAAGCAGCTGCAATGTCATTTAATTGCGCAGTCTGCGGCCAGCAGATTGTGGGCGAAATGATCAACGGACATATGTATTCTGGCGTGAGCATTGCGGAGCAGACGGCCAAGAAGTTTGGCCGCTGCCTCTGCTGGACGTGCGCACAGAAGCAGGGAAAGGAGAAAAAGAATGCTGAATAAAATCGTTATGATGGGCCGCCTGACCCGTGACCCGGAGCTTCGGCAGACGCAAAGCGGAAATTCTGTTGCATCCTTCACGCTTGCCTGCGACCGCGATTTCGCGGCGCAGGGCGCGGAGAAGGAAACGGATTTTATTGATGTTGTCGCATGGCGGAATACAGCTGATTTTGTCAGCAAGTATTTCTCCAAGGGCCGCATGGCCGTCGTGTCTGGCCGTTTGCAGATCCGCAACTGGGAAGACAAAGACGGGAACAAGCGCAAGACGGCGGAGATCGTCGCAGAAAGCGTTTATTTCGGCGACAACAAGCGGGACGGGCAGAATGCTTCTGCCGCTGCGCCGACCTCTTCGGAGTTCAAGCCGCTGCCGAGCACAACGCCGGTTCCGTTCTCTGCGCCGGATATGCCGCAGATGGAGATCGGCGATGAAAACGAGCTTCCGTTCTGAGGGCTGACGGATGGGAGATAAAAAGGAATACGTCAAGCTGTGGCTGAGTTACAGGAGCTATTTCGAGGCGTACAGTGCCGCTGAGGTGGGGCGCTTGGTGCTGGCCGCGATGGATTATCGCGAGTCGGGAGCAGAGCCAGAGTTCAGCGGGAGTGAACGTTTCATTTGGCCTGCGATTCGACGGGACATTGACGAATCCGTAGCGGCTCAAAAAGCCATCTCCGCGTCCAGAAGCGAGGCAGGAAAGCAGGGCGGTCGGCCTGAATCCGAAAAAGCAAATGCTTTTGACGAAAGCAACGAAAAGCAAAAAAAGCAAATGCTTTCCGAGGAAAGCAAAAAAAGCTATGGACAAAGGAAAAGGACAAAGGACAAGGACAAGGACAAGGACAGTATTCTTTCCCCCCTACCCCCCACGCTGCGCGAAGCAGTTGAAAAATGGGTGGCGTACAAGGGCGAACGACGGGAGGAGTATAAGCCTGTTGGCCTGCAAAGCCTTGTCACACAGATCACGAAAGCCGCAGAGGAATATGGCGAGGCTGCAATGATCGACGTGATAACCCGCTCTATGGCCGCAAATTACAAGGGGATCGTGTTTGACTGGCTGAAAGAGGCCAGCACACGCCCTGCGGCGCTTGGCCGCGCTGCAAAGCCCGGCTACGGTGTGCAGGGGCACCACGACGAACTGAATCCACTGGAACGTGCGGCTGTGGACAGGGTGATGGGGCCTGTATCGAAGGGTGCTGCTCGGATGCAACATGGCATACAGCGCCACGAGGATGAGCTGGATACGATCCAGCAGGCGGCAATAGACCGGATGCTTGCGGAAAACTAGATGGGAATAGGAGAAAAGGAAATGAGTAAACCCAAATACATGAAAGGCGATTGCATTCGGTCGCTGGACGATTTGGTGCTGCAAGAAAACATCTTCTGGAACGGGAGAATTTGGAACCGAAAGTGGTTCATGAACCTTCAGATTCAACTGCTTCTGTCTCTAATCAAGCACAAGGCACTAAAGTACGCTGTGAGGCGGGACGGCAGCACAATGGGAGTGTTTGTCGAGCCGGTATTGTGGCATAAACTCAACGAACGCCCGCTGACGGATGCGGAAAAAGCTGAATTTTCCGAGCATGGCTATTTGGATTTTGAAATCCCGGAGTATATGTTCGACTGCCCTATGCCTGATGATGAACAGGAAATTCTAGTCGCAACCGAGTGGGGAGTGGACAAAGATGTGTGCCGCGTCGATACCGACGATTGGGGAAACCATTCGTTTGGATTGGAGGGATGCGGAGATTGGGACAGCGTGATCGCGTGGGCGGAAAATCCGAAGTACGATTCGGAGGGGAAATGAAATGGACTTAGAACAAACCGCGATTGAGCGGCTGCGGATGGCATCAGAAATGAGCCTGCGCTTGTGCTATCGGCAGAATCAGCTTTTGATTGGAGGAAAACGATGATTGCTCGCGTCTTTCCTAGAAAAACGAACGCTTCCCCAACGGATGCGCTCGCATTCTTCGGCCAGCCGACAATCGAAAATATCGCCGACTGCATCAAGGCGGACGTGGCAGAGGTACATATCTCCGTAACGTTTACGTGGGATCTCGAAAGGGCCGAAGATCTGTACTACGCATGGCAGATCCTCGGCGTTCCGGTGGAGGTCGGCGGCCCGGCGTTTGATGATCGTATGGGAGACTTTACGCCTGGGCTGTATCTGCGGGACGGAATGATCTTCACCTCGCGCGGTTGCACAAAGGATTGCTGGTTCTGCTCCGTGCCGCGCTGTGCACACGGAGAAATCAAAGAGCTGCCGATTGTGGATGGATGGAACATCCTCGACGACAACATTCTCGGCACGTCCGAACGCCATTTTCGGGCGGTCTGTGAAATGCTCAAGAGACAGAAGCACCCGGCGCTCTTTACGGGCGGCTTAGAACCGGCGCTATTGCAGCAATGGCAAGCGGAACTTCTGCACGAGATAAAACCGGCAAGGCTATACACGGCGTATGACACCCGCGATGATCTGGAACCGCTGATCGAGATGGGAAATAAGCTGCGGACGGCAGGATTTCGCCCAGCGAGCCACACCATGTGCTGCTATTTGCTGTGCGGCTACGACGGAGATAGCTTTGAGGATGCTGAAAAGCGCCTGACGCAGACCATGCAAGCAGGATTTGTGCCGTATGCCATGCTGTTTCGCGGAGAGGACGGAAAGTACGATTCTGAATGGCGGAGATTCCAGCGCGAATGGTGCCGCCCGATTATCACGGGAAAGAAATTTAATGAGTATTGGAGAGGAAAACTATGACAGACAAGGAAATCGTGCAGGCGCTGCGGGTATGCTCCCGCAGAACAGACGCACAAACTTGTGCGAAATGCCCATTGTTTGACAGCGAGGATTGTATGGGCGACATGATGGTTGGTGCAGCTGACTTGATCGAGCGCCTGACCGCCGAGAACGCGAAGGCAGAAGCCGAGAGGGACGCGCTGCGGGAGAAGAAGCGGTGGATTTCCGTGACAGAAAAAACGCCAGAGTATGATATGCCGCAGCTTGCGCTAAATGCTGACGGGGATGCACTCATTGCAAATTACGCATACGGCGAATGGTTTGATACATGGGGGCAAGACGTGGAGGTCACCCACTGGCTTCCGCTGCCGGAAGTGCCGGGGGAAGGAGAAAAGGCATGATAGCTGTTTTAATCAGCATCCGCCCGAAGTGGTGCGAGAAGATCATAAGCGGAGAGAAAACGATCGAGGTGCGCAAGACGCGCCCGAAGATGGATACGCCGTTTAAGTGCTATATCTACTGCACGCAGAGCGCTGATATGCTTTGGATTTTGAAGGAAAGGGAACGGTCTCTCCATCCTGATAAAATAGCGGATGTTTTCAAGGCTGCTAAATGCGGCGGAGCATATCGGGGGAATGGCAAGGTTATCGGGGAGTTTACCTGCAACAGGGTAACGAACCTTTTTTCAAACAGCAGATTTTGGCTGGACGAGGATGATGTTTTACACACGTGCTTGTCTGCTGCGGAAATGCGAAAATATGCAAACGGCGCAAATGGATTGTACGGCTGGCACATATCCAACCTCAAGATTTACGATACGCCGAAGGAACTGATAGAATTTCACACTTGGAAAAAATGCAAATCATGCAACAAAAGTGGGTACGAAAGCACAGCCTGTATCTATGATGAAAATTGCATAATTCCAGCGGCGATTACTAAAGCACCACAAAGCTGGTGCTATGTGGAGGAAGAGACATGGAACGACTGACTAAATGGAACGAATCATCGTATAAACACGCCTATTATCCGCGCTGCTTTAAAGAACCGTGCTACGGCGGAGGGTGCAAAATCAAGGATTGCCCGTTTGAAATAGCGGTGTGTGAGCGACTCGCGGCCTACGAGGATACGGGGCTGACGCCAAAAGAGGTAACTGCGCTAGGAGAGCTGTTCGATTACGCGCTGAAAGAATCAAAAACGCTGACTGAGCAGCTTACATTGCTCAAGCACATCCGCAAGCTTGCCGAGGCCGACAAGGACGGGCGCGTGGTCGTGCTGCCGTGCAAGGTGGGCGACGGGCTTTGGACATTCTGTAGTCACCCGGTCGAGCAAGTTTACAGTTTTACTGTGACAGATATAAGCACGCTTAATGGGAGAACTCTGCTGAACACATCACGCTGCGGCGTTATGGATGCACGTGATGTCGGCAAGACGGTTTTCCTCACCCGCGAGGAGGCCAAAAAGGCGCTGCAGGAAATGGAGGGCAAGAAGGATGGCTGAACTGAAACCGTGCCCGTTCTGCGGCGGTGACGTAGAAGAAACAGGCGGTTCGTGTAATTTCGGGAAAAAGATTATGACGCTCAATGTAAAGTGCAGGAAATGCGGGACATCCGTTGCCCTGAAAACAGCATGGAACACGAACGCATACATTGAAGCGGTTGAGGCATGGAACAGGAGTGTAAACCATGCATGAGGAGGAAAGTTGATGCAGGATTGCTGTTTTACATGCAAAAATCTGGAATACAGAAAGAACTACGTTTATCCGTACAGGTGCTTGAAGCACAAAGCAGAACGGTTCTCGGAGAAGGAATTTGAACGGATGTACTTTTCCGGAGAGGAATGCAAAGACTTTGAACAAAGGAGGTGGCCTGATGGGCACAATTCTGGCGATTGATCCGGGGAATATGAAATCCGGCTATGTTATCGTAGAGCACGACGGCGAAGAAATTCGCCGCGTGCTGGAGGCCGGGAAGATCGAGAATCCGGCAGTGACTGATATGCTGGATCGGAAGCTTTATGCGAACTGCATAGACGTCGCGATTGAGATGATCGCGGGCATGGGCATGACGGTCGGGCAAGAGGTGTTCGACACCTGCGTCTGGATCGGGCGATTCTGGGAAATCGCGTTGAGGTCTGGCGGATATGAGCCGAAGAGGATCTACCGCCGGGAAGAAAAGCTGGATCTGTGCGGTTCGCTATCTGCCAAAGATGCAAACATCCGGCAGGCCCTCGTCGACCGCTACGCGCCCGGTCAGCCGAGTTTCGGCAAGGGCACGAAGAAAGCCCCCGGCTTCTTCTACGGCTTCTCTGCGGATATGTGGGCGGCGATGGCTGTCGCCGTGACGTATTTTGATAAGTACGTCAAGGGGGTAAAGCTATGAGCAAGGCGCAGCGAAAGCCTCCAAGACCGCCGATGCAGCTGACGTGCGATGCCTGCGGGAAAACGTTTATGCGCGCACCGTCGAAGTACAAGGCAAAATATAATTTTTGCAGCGAGGCGTGCGCCTGGGCGGCACATAGGGATGCTGTGATGGGCCGGGCGGAGCGCGTGCGGATCCTGATTACACGGTCAATCCCGGTATACCCGGAAATGCGGCCCGTTCGCGGGCGGATATATCCTGCCGAGAAATACAAATACAGGACAAACCGGACGGGCTACGTCGTCGAGGTGGGCGGCAAACGCGTATGTGTGAGGGTGGACGAATGCAGGGAAATCTAGGGCTTACACCGGTGCAGGCTCCGTGCAAAGGCTGTGCGGACAGGCACACCGGCTGTCACACGGACTGCACCCGATACATAGCATTCCGCCGGGAGGCGGACAGATACAAGCAGGAGCAATCAAAGGACGCGGCGAGATATGCAACGACAAGGGGCTGTATGCGGACGCTGCACGATGCGAACCGCGCAAAGCGGGAGGGGAGGCAACATTACTGATGAGCACGCCGCGATACGGCTGGTGGGCCTATGCAAAATGGATGATCCGCAGCTATAAGGGCGGCGGGCTGATGACGAAGGCCGAGCGCGCTGCCGTTGCGGATGCAATCGCAGAGACGGAACAGCTCGTTGACGGCGCGGAGCGACTCCGGCTCATAGATTTGGTTCTTTGGAAGCGGACGCATACCCTGCAGGGCGCTGCGATGGCGGTTTATGTGTCCGAACGCACCGCGCAGGAGTGGCACAGGCAATTTATTCGCCTTGTGGGGCAAAAAAGAGGGCTTTTGTGAAAAAGTCTGCGTCCCAGAGCCAAATTTAACATTTATCATAAGAGGCGTAGAGGCAATCTACGTCTCTTCTTCACCCTCCTCCTTGTTTCTGTATTCTTGGGTAAATATAAATATATTTATATTTACCCGAGATACAGAAACGCAAATCAAGGGGCGGCGTGACCAGTTTTGGGCAGATCGAGTGAACAAGATGCACCCTTGGGGCGGGGGACTGGTGACAAATGGAGGAGCTTATGCAAGTGACGTACACGGAACAAGACATGGACAGATGGATCAAAATCTGTATGCGCTTAATCGAGAAATTCAGAGGGCAACTGCAAGCAGAATATGGCTCTGACATTTACAGCGCAATCAAAATGTTCGATAAGCTGTATGAGGAACAAAATGCAGAAATGCCACTGCTGTGGTATGAATATTGTGCGGCGGGGTTTGAAGAACATTTGTAAAAAACGTGTGACAGTTTACAGGAGGTGAGCGTGTGCCAGGAGGAGCGCCGAGAAAATGGAAAAGTGTAAGCGCGATGCAAAAGGCAATTGACGCTTACTTTGAAAAATGCGAAGGCGAACCGTTGATTATCGACGGCGAACAGCAGAGGGACAAATACGGCGTCCCTATCTTCATCAATGTGAAGCCGCCGACAATTACAGGGCTTGCGCTTGGGTTTACAGGCAGGCAGGCGCTACTTGACTATCAGGCGCGGCCAGAGTTCGCGGACACGGTTACGCGCGCGAAGGCCAGATGCGAGGAATACGCAGAAATGAGGCTGTATGACAAAGACGGTGCAAACGGCGCGAAATTCAGCCTTGGGTGCAATTTTGGTTGGCGTGAAGTCAACGAAACAAAATTGACTACAGACGCAGTTAAGGTAGTCATTGATGTCTGAAATCCGTCTGTCAGATAAAATCGGCCCTGCGTTCTACAGCGTAGCTCGTGATGTGTTTCAGCACGGTCACACGCATTATGATTTAACCGGCGGGCGCGGCTCGTTGAAGTCTTCCACGGTGTCGGTGCTGGTGCCGCTGATTCTGATTCAGAACCCAAACACACACGCGCTCGTCTTGCGCAAAGTGGCAAACACGATCCGCGATAGTGTTTATGCACAGTATATCTGGGCAATCGGCGAGCTGGGTATGGCGGCGTATTGGGAAGCAAAGGTTTCCCCGATGGAGCTGATTTATAAACCTACAGGTCAGAAGATCATGTTCCGGGGTGCGGATGACCCGATGAAGATCAAATCCATCAAAGTGCCGTTCGGGTACATTGCCGTAACGCATTTTGAGGAAAAAGACCAGTTCGCGGGGCGTGCAGAAATACGAACGATCTTACAGTCTACAATGCGCGGCGGCTCTAAGTTCTGGAACTTTGAAAGCTATAACCCGCCGATCAGCCGCGATAACTGGGCAAACAAGGACAGCTTGGAGGAACGGGCCGACCGGCTGTGTCACAAGTCCACGTATCTGCAAGCACCGCCTGAATGGCTGGGAGAACAGTTTCTTGCAGAAGCGGAACACCTGAAAGAGACAGATGAACGCGCGTATCAGCATGAGTATCTCGGTATCCCGGTAGGAACCGGCGGAAATGTGTTTGACAGGATCGAGCTGCGGGAGATCACAGACGAAGAAGTCAAAGGCTTTGACCGAATCTATCAGGGAGTGGACTTTGGCTGGTTCCCAGACCCGTTTGCTTTTATACGGCTGCATTATGATCGGGCGAGAGAGACGATATATCTGTTAGACGAGATTTATCAAAATAAACTATCCAACGAGCAGAGTGCGACGATAATCAAACAGCGCGGATATGGCAATGTGCGTGTCATCTGTGACAGCGCGGAGCCAAAGAGCGTGGCTGACCTCCGGGCAATGGGATTGCCTGCGTATGAGGCTGTCAAGGGGCCCGGCTCGGTCGAATACGGTATGAAGTTCTTGCAGAGAAGAACGATTGTCATTGATAGAAAACGGACGCCGCATGCCTACGATGAGTTCGTGGGCTATGAATATGAAAGAAACAAAGACGGCGATATAATCAGCGGATACCCAGACGCAAACAATCATTTGATTGATGCGACGCGGTACGCCTTAGAGCCTGTGAGCCGTAGAATGGGAGTTATTGCATGACGGTTATCGATAAATTAAAGGAACTCGGGTATACGACAATCCCAGAGGAATTCTATACATATGTGTCCCTTTGGAAGTCGTGGTACGTCGGCAAAGTCAAGGGGTTTCATCAATACCGGCGATATAACGGACATAAGTGGACAAAGTGCAACCGTGCAAGCCTCGGCATGGCGAAAAAGGTTTGTGAGGACTGGGCGAACCTCTTGATGAACGAGAAAGTCCAGATCACACTTGAGGGGCCGAAAGAACAGGCGTTCGTTGATAGCGTCCTGACGGGGAACAACTTCACGGTCAAGGCGAACGAAATGCAGGAAATGAAATCTGCACTCGGAACTGTAGCGTATATCCCTCGTGTGGTCGGCCAAGCGGTCAACGAGAGCGGAGAGACCGTTCCGGGCGATGTTTCCGGTATCGCTCTTGACTATGTGACCATTGAGCACATTTTTCCGCTGGCTTGGCAGAATGGCTTTATTTCAGAGTGTGCTTTTGACAGCGTGGTCACACGGGATGGAAAAAACTATCTGTATTTGCAGATTCACCGGAAAGACGAAAACGGACTTTACGTCATCGAGAACAGCATTTACCGATACGAAAACGAAACGCTTGCCGACGCACTGCTCACCGATGTTCCGGGCTTTGAGCGAATTCCCCCTGTGGTACATACGGGAAGCGACAAGAGGCAGTTCGTCATCGACAGACCGAACATCGCAAACAATCTTGACTACCTGCTTCCGGTTGGTATCCCTGTGTATGCAAATGCAATCGACGTTCTGCGCGGCGTTGACTGTGCCTATGACTGCTACGTCAACGAGTTTGAAAACGGCCCGATGATGATGATGGTCAAAATGCCCGCCACAAGGTGGGAAGATGATGAACCGACGCTTGATGACAATGACCGGCGTTTCTATCTGCTTCCGGAGGATACGCAGCAAGGGAACGTTGTAGAGACAATTTCTCCGACGCTGAGAACCGAGCAGCTGAATGTAGGACTTCAAGACCAACTGAATGTACTGTCCAGTAAGTGCGGCTTCGGCGAGACCTATTACCGTTTCGACGGCGGCAGCGTCGCGACAGCAACGCAAGTTATCAGCGAAAACTCCACCATGTTCCGCACCATTAAGAAACATGAAATTGTGCTGGAACAAGCGCTAGTGGAGCTGTGCCGCATTCTGCTTCGGTTGGGGAACACGGCTATGAACGCCGGGCTGAATGAAGACGTGGAAATCTCTATAGATTTTGATGACAGCATCATAGAGGATAAAGCTACTGATTTCTCCCGCGATATGCAGCTTCTCAGCGCAGGCATCATGAACGACTGGGAGTTCCGCATGAAGTGGATGAATGAAGACGAGGCGACCGCAAAGGCGGCGCTGCCGAAGATGCAGGACATGACAACCGAAGGGCAACAGGAGGTAGAGTAATGGGAGACGAAAAAGTTCCTGCGGGAACGACATTCTGGGTAAACACCGGTGACGCCGCTGCGCCAGAATGGAGAGTATTCGGAACAGTAGCTGACGATAAAGAATCGGACGGAACATGAGCCATTACCCATTTACGCCTGCTTTGCTCGACGCACTCCCCGAAGAACTTGCCGAACTCTTTCGTGGTCTGGAAGATACGCTGCTGGATGAAGTCTGCTCCCGACTTAAAATTGCAGACCAGCTGAATGAGGTCACGGTGCAGGATATCCGGGCGCTTCGCTCGCATGGTATCGACACGAAGGAGATTGAAAAAGCAATCCGCAAGACTTCTGGAATCAGCGAGAAGAATCTCAATGAGCTTTTCGACGATGTTATTGCCAGAAACCAGAAGTATTACACATCGGTTATCGACATGGCGGGACTGACACAGCCTGAAACGCTGGTGAGCGTAGAAGACACGTGGGCGGTTTACGAACAAACTCGGCAAACGTTGCGAAATATCACGCAGTCTATGGGCTTTCTGGTAAACAATGGGCGGACGAGGCTCCCGCCTGCGCGTGCATATCAGTGGGCGTTGGATTCAGCTGTCATGCAGATTCAAAGCGGTGCTATTAACTACAATCAAGCGATCAAGTCTGCGGTGCAGCAGCTTGCAGGTGGGTTGAAAGTCGTGAACTACGAAAGCGGACACGTTGACAACATCGACGTTGCTGTTCGGAGAGCTGTCATGACTGGCGTGAACCAGATCTGCGACCAGTACACAAACCAAAGCGCCGAGTACCTTGAGACGAGATACTTTGAAGTGTCTGCGCACTCTGGGGCGCGTGACAAGCCGGGCGTTTCGCCGTGGTCAAGTCACAAAGACTGGCAAGGGAAAGTCTATTACCAGAGTGAAAGCGGCGAACCTGACCCGCTGGGGCTTTACGATGACCTTGTATCGACTACCGGCTATGGATATGTTGATGGCCTGACTGGCGCAAACTGTAGGCATCACAAATACCCATTTATTCCGGGAGTTTCGGAGCGGACTTACACAGACGAACAGCTTGAGCATATCGACGATGGTCTTGGCTGCACGTTTGACGGAAAGACTTACACGGCATATGAAGCGACGCAAATGCAGCGCCGCATAGAGCGGCAAATCCGCGCGCAGAAGAAGCTTAGAAACGCATACAAAGAAGCTGGGCTTTCCGAGGACGCGACCGCCGCGAACATAAAGCTTCGGCGGCTGGACGCAGAATATAGCAGGTTCAGCAAGGCAGCGGGGCTTCCGGAACAGCGGGAGAGAATGGAGGTGCTGTATTGATCGACGAGAAACTGAAAGCTGCAATCGAGCGGGCGCTTGCCGCCGGATTCCGCGTCCAACTGAAGCGCATGAAGGATGGAACAGTTAAGGCGCAGATCATCAAGGCGGAAGAGCTGAAAAAATAATACAGATACCGCAGCACAATCGAGCGCGCGGAATGGCACGATGAGCCAACTTGTAAGGTTTTCTTACAGGGTGGCTCTTTTTATTTATCAACACTGACCGACAGGTCGTTAAACAAGGAGATTTTTATGGCAGAAGAACCCAACGTGCAGGGCACGGGAATCACTGCTCCTGAGCAGGAAAAGACGTTCACGCAGGCCGATGTTGACAAGATGATTCAGACGCGGCTTGACCGAGAACGGAGAAAGTACCCCAGCGAGGAAGAAATCACCGCATACCGGACATGGAAAGACAGCCAGCAGACCGAACAGGAACGGCAGGCAAAACAGGCGAAAGACCTTGCAGACAGCAAGGCGGCACTGACTGCATTGCAGGCTGAAGCCGAACAGCTCAAGCGGGACAAATACGTCCTGAGCAAAGGCCTGACCGGCGAGGACGCTGAGTTTATCGCGTTCAAGGCCTCGAAGATGGTCAACGACAAGACCACGTTTGAACAGGCTGTCGATGAGCTTACAGCGAATCGCAAGAAGGCGACGTTCGACTGGACAGCACCGGCAGGCGGTGGAACCAAAGAAACAAACATGAACAGCACGATGAACGCCCTGATTCGGGGCGCTCTGAAATAACGAAGGGAGAATCATATGCCGAATATTATTGACAGAAATGCACTTTCCGGTCTTATTCCGGAACCTGTAACCCGCGAGATCATGCAGGGCGCTATCGCGGAATCCGCAGTCCTGCGCATGGGCAAGCGACTGGCGAATATGTCCAGCAAGACGCAGACCATCAACGTCCTGGACGCGCTGCCCTCTGCGTACTTCGTCAACGGCGAAGCAACTGATACCGGAGCCGGTGAAGCTTTCAAGCAGACCACGAAGATGGCGTGGGACAAGAAGAAAATCTATGCCGAGGAAATCGCGGTTATCGTCCCCATCCCCGAAGCAGCACTGGATGACGCAGATTATGACATCTGGGGCGAGGTAAGACCTAGACTGACCGAGGCTTTCGGCAAGGTAATTGACGCTGCCATCCTGTTTGGCACGAACAAGCCCACCACGTGGCGAGATGGCGTTGTGCCCTCTGCCATCGCTGCCGGTAACGGCGTACCCGTCGGCACAAGCGTCTTTGACGACATCATGGGCGAGAACGGCCTGATCGCGAAGGTCGAGCTTGACGGCTTCAATCCGAACGGCGTTATGTCCGCGATCCAGATGCGTGGAAAGCTTCGCGGCTTGAAAGACACGACCGGCCAGCCCATCTTCAAGTCCGATATGCAGGGCGCGACCCGCTATGGCCTTGACGGCATGGATATGTACTTCCCGATGAACGGCGCATTTGACCCGTCTCAGGCGCAGATGATCGTCGGCGACTGGTCGCAGTTGGTCTATGCAATCCGGCAGGACATGACGTTCAAGATCTTCACCGAGGGCGTCATTCAGGATCCGACCACGAAGGCCATCACGTATAACCTCATGCAGAACGACATGGTTGCGCTGCGTGCGGTCATGCGGCTTGGCTGGGAAATCGCGAACCCGGTAAACGCTTATAACGTTGACATTGTCAACCCGTTCCCGTTCTCGGTCTACGGCAAGGCTGGAACGGTCTCCACTGTGACTGTCTCCCCGGCAACCGCGACCGTGACGAAGGGCGCAAGCAAAGCATTTTCCGCCTCCGTTGCGGGTGAAGGCATTGTAAGTGGCGACGTCGAGTGGAGCCAGAGCGGCGCAAAGTCGTCTATCACGGAAGGCGGCGTGCTGACGGTCGCGTCCAATGAGACGTCCACGAGCATTACCGTTACTGCAAAGTCGAAGCAGGACAGCACCAAGACCGGCACGGCTACCGTCACGGTCGGTTCGTAAAAAATGAAAGGAGCTGGTACGAATGATTTATGCCGACTATGAATTTTACTCCGGCTGCTACTACGGCAGCATCAATGAGGAGGATTTCCAGCGTCTGGCCGTCCGCGCCAGCTCCTTCCTCGATTATTACACGCAGAACCGAGTAAAAGACTACGCGGATCTCGAAGCCGTTAAAATGTGCTGCTGCGCTCTGGTCGATCAGTATATGCTGATCGACACGGCGCAGGAGCTTGCCAGAAAGAATGTGTCCGCCGGGCTTGCATCTGACGAAGGAGAATTGCAGAGCGAGACTGTAGGCGGCTATTCCCGGACGCTTCGCAGCGGCGGAGATTCTTCCGTATCCGCATTGAAAGCAGCTTCCGAGGCGAAGAACGCACTTGCAAGCGTAGTGCGTGAATATCTAGCCCATACCGGGCTGCTTTACAGAGGCAGGTGTTTTGCATGTACGCCCCCCACACTGTAACCATTTACAACGTCACGCAGGAGCAAGACCAGGATTTCAAGGACACGCAGAAGCGCTACATCACAGTGATTCGCGGCGTAATGCTCCAAGCGTCGAAAGCCGCTAACGTCCGCGCGAGCGGGCTTGAAGGCGCAGATGCGGTGAATCTGTACATTCCGTTCTCTGCGGTTGCTGTAGACGGCGTGACGGGCGCTGAGAAGCGCTACGTCGGGCCGCAGGAGTTCTGGCGTGCTGACGACAAAAGCGGATTGTGGACGCTCTCCACGGACGGCAACGGCGGCACGACCTTCTTTGTAAAGGGTGAAGTAGTCGAGCCGGACAAGACGGAAGAACAGATCGAGATGCTTTACGATGATGTGTACAAAGTGACAAAGGTGGACATGAAGGACTTCGGCAGTCCTTCTATGCAGCACTGGCAGGTCGGAGGCTCGTAATGCTGCAATTCAGCGTAAAGGCAGACGGATTTGACGCGCTGCAGGAAAAGCTCGAGCAGGCCTGCACCAAAGCAGAGCATATTGTTGCAACGCAGGTGTGGAAGGACACAAGCCCATATGTGCCGTTCCTGACTGGCTCCCTCGACCGCAGAACACAGGTCGAGGGAAACGCGATTATCTACCCCGGCCCATACGCGCGGTTCCTGTACTACGTAAAAGTCATGGTAGACCCGGAGACCGGCAGCACTTACGCGCCGAAAGGCGGAACGAAGGTTCTGACGGACAAAAACCTTGTGTTTACGACATCCGGACACGCGCAGGCGCAATCACACTGGTTCGAGGCTTCAAAGGCTGAGAATATTGACAAATGGATTCGAGTTGCAGATAAGGCGGTGAAAAATGGCTTCTGAAAAGCAGAAAAAGCTAGTATCCGTGGAGGAAGAGCAGGACATTGCCCGCAAAATGATGATCTGGGCAAACGCCTTTTCCGATGACGATATGCCAGCCGCAACGATCAACTATGAATTTCTTGCTGCGGATTCCGCAAGCATGGCGCTGTCCACTATTCAGGGCGCGTACATCACGCAGAAATACATCCTCGGCGGGCATGAGGCGGAATATCAATTTAAGATCATCGCTCGCATTATCCCCGGCAACAGCAACGACAAGCGCCTGAAATGCGACGCCATGCTTAACCGCTTCGGGGATTGGGCCATGCAGAACCTGCCGTCTCTGGGAGACGGTATGCGTGTCCGGCGCATGGAAGCGGTCAGCCGCGCGGCCCTGTTCGCCCGGTACGAGGACGGCACGGAGGACCATCAAATTCTAATGAAACTAACATATGAGGTGATTTAACTATGGCAGACATGACCTTTAATACCACTGCTGGCCAGACTATTGACCGCGAATTGCTGATCGCATACCTGAATACCGGCGAGGCGTCTACGCCCGTCTGGTCTCCGTTCGGCAAGCGCGTCACGGATTCCAGCATGGAGTACGACTGGCAGGAGGGTTCCAGTAAGGATATCCTCGGCACTACAAGAACCACCATGAAGAAGCCCATCATCACGCAGAGCTTTGACCCGTGCGAGCTGGACGCAGGCGACGCGGCGCTTGTCAAGCTGTGGAACCTGGCTGTCAAAGACCAGGACGCAGCAGCACTGGCGAATCAGGACGTGCTCATCGTTCATTTTTACGCAGGCACGGCCAAGACGGCAGTCTTTGCGGAGCGTTACGACGGCACAATGGTAAAGCCCGCAAGCCTCGGCGGTGAGGGTGGCGGCTTTGTCGGCATGCCGTTCGATGTGACGCTTGGCGGTACGAGAACCACCGGCACGGCAGCAGTCGGCGCAAACGGCACGGTAACATTCACGCCGGACGAAGCAGCGTAAGGAGGAAGGCTAGATGGAAGATATCAGATTTGACACCGGCATTGTTGAATTCAACCTGAACGATGCAATCAAGGTGTATTTCAACCCTACCGACAGCGCGTTTGTCGAGCGTATTTTTGATACGTTTGACGAACTGGACAAGAAGCAGGAAGCATACAAGGCTGAGATCGACAAGTGCTCAGACAAGAAAGAAATCTTCGAGATTGCGCGGCGCAGAGATGCGGAAATGCGAGAAATGGTCGATGGCCTTTTCGATAAGCCGGTATGCAGTGCGCTTTTCGGCGGCATGAATGTCTATGCGCTTGCAGACGGCCTGCCGGTCTGGTGCAATCTGATGCTTGCCGTCATTGACCAGATCGACACCACGTTTGCGCGGGAACGCAAACTGACGAACCCAAGAATTACTAAATATACGGAGAGGTGGAGAAAGTGATCTATTCCTTGCCGACTTCGGTTAAGGTCAACGGAACAGAATACGAAATCCAGTCAGATTATAGGGCGGTGCTGGATATCCTCACCGCCCTTTCTGATAACGAGCTGGACGAGCGAGACAAATCAGAAGTTGCGCTTGATATCTTCTATCTCGCGTTCCCGGAAATGCCGTACAGCGACTATCAAGAGGCGCTGAATCAGTGCTTCCGGTTTATCGACCGGGGGCAAGAGAAGAAGCCGAAGCAGAAAGAGCCGGTGCTAATGTCGTGGGAACAGGATTTCGACATGATCATTGCCCCGGTAAACAGAATCGCGGGCTGTGAAATCCGGGCGCTGCCGTATCTGCACTGGTATTCGTTCTTATCATATTATCAGGAGATCGGCGATTGCCTATTTGCACAAGTCGTGCGCATCCGCGATAAGCGGGCGCGAGGGAAAACGCTTGACAAGCAGGATCGGGAGTTTTACCGCAGGAACCGCGACATTATCGACCTGAAAACGAATTACACGGAAGCGGAGAAAAACGTGCTTGCCGCGTGGGGCATCGGGAAAAAAGATTGACCGCCCCAAAGCGGGACGGCCAATCACGAAAACGTTATTTTTTATACTGGAAAATGATTTCTCTGCCCCAGAAAGACGGCGAGTATCGGATTTCAAGCTCCGACCAGTCAGGGGATACCTCATAGCCGACAACGCCTTTCATTTTCTTTCCGGCTGCAACAGTTCCGTCAAGCTGCGGTTCGTTTACGCTAAGGATTGCACCGAGGCTTAACGTTGTTGCGTAGCTGTCAAAATAAGCGTCAAAGGAAAGCACTGTGCTGACGGCGATATCAGATGAAGAATTGTTCTCGATCTCGAATTCACAAATAACGAATTCTTTCCCGTCCGCTGGCGTTGAATAGTTTCCGCCGGAATTCTCCGTAACGTTTAAAAGCGTAGCGGAAACGTTGTTCAGCTCGACCGTTTCCCCAACAGAGAAAACGGTTTGCTGCTCCTGCACCGGCTGCGAAGCTGCTGACGGCTGCACGGTATCGACTTTCTTTGGCGTGTCGCTGCTCTTTCCAAAGATAGAGCTTAGGAGCAGGACAGCGCAGACAACGGCAGCGGTGACAACCAACGCAGTCAGGCAGCCGCTCGGTTTCTTACCGTGCTGCTTGGATTTCAGGCCGTTTACAACATCAATATGGTTAGAACGGTCTATGCGTACAGTAAAAAATGCGTGGGCTTGGTTCTCTGCAATGACGAAAGAAACGGTTTTATCCAATCTTCCGTATCGGTAAAATGCAAGCTCATGTTTGCCCGGATACGCGGATACACGGATTTCTTCCCCGTTTTTCAGCGTTCCGACTTCTCCACCGTCAAGGCAAACACCGACGGTGATGGAGCGGCCTAGATTTGCGTTGTCTCGGCTGATTTCGATGATACATTCATTCATTTTTCATTCCTCCCTTATTTGGAAGATATCACAAAAAATAAGAAATTTCAACCCGTTATATTGGTGGTGATTATATGGCAGATGGGAAAATTGTAGTAAAAGCGGAAGTTGACGCAAAAAACGCGCAAAAAGAGCTTGATAGCCTCACAAAAAAAATCGACAAGATGGAGGAAGAGCTGAACAAAAGCACCGGCGAGCAGAGCGGAATCAAGGCGCAGCTCGACGCTGCAAAGGAAGCCGCAAAGCAGACGGAGGCGGCGATTAAGTCGCTGAAAGACGAGGCAAGCAGGATCAAGGACGTGACTTCCGGTAATGTTTCTGCATCGCCTGACGATTACATTGCAGCGTATTCCCGACAGGCCGAAGTTGCAGCGCAGCTTAAAGAGCAGGAAACGGCGCTCAGGCAGCAAGACAAGATTGTCGAAAGCCTTGACGGGAAATACGCGAGAATCACGGACAAGGTAAACGAGCAGACCGCAGCGCTTGACGCGGCGAAAACGCGGGCTGGCGAGCTTACGGAGAAGATCACGAGTGCACACGGCGCGACGGAGCGCATGGCGTTAGCCTCCGAAAAGGCGTCTAAGAGCATGGACACGTTCGGGAAGCGCGTCAGCGGCCTGTTTAAGCGCATTCTTGTGTTCTCACTTATTTCAAAGGCACTGCAAAGCCTGCGGACATGGCTCGGAAAAACCATCATGCGGAACGAAGAAGCGCGGGCGGCGGTAGCGAGGCTGAAGGCATCGCTGCTGACATTGGCACAGCCAATTTTGGAAGTGGTTATTCCCGTTTTTGTAAAGCTCGTGAATATCCTTGCACAAGTTGTCACGGCGATTGCAAAGTTCTTCGGTATGCTTTCCGGGAAAAGCTGGTCTGCGCAGAAGACCGCAGCGGCTGGCTTGAACGAAGAGCAGAAAGCCCTAGAGGGAGTCGGAGCAGCAGCAGAAGACGCTGGAAAGAGCATGGCCGGATTTGACGAAATCAACCAGCTTACCAGCAATAATGCGGGAGCTGGCGGCGGTGGCGGCAGTGGCACGTCTGCTTCCGATGCGATTTCACCTGACTTCTCAAGCCTTGATATGGCCGAGGACAAGCTAAACGATATCTTGGGCATCGTCGGCGCGATTGCTGCCGGACTTCTTGCGTGGAAGATTGCAAGCTTATTTACGGATAGCCTTAGTACAATCGGAGGGCTTGCACTCGCGGCAGCCGGGGGCTTCGCACTCGTTTATTTCTGGCTTGACGCATGGAACAACGGTATCGATTTAGAGAACTTCCTAGGAATGCTCGGCGGCCTCGCAGCACTTGCAGGAGGGCTAGCTATTGCGTTTGGCCCCATTGCAGCGGGCATTGCCCTTGTGGCAGGTGGCCTTGCGATGCTGGTTGTCGGCATTAAAGATGTGATTGAAAACGGCTTTAATCTGGAAAACACGCTTACGATCATTGCTGGACTGTTCGCAGCCGGGCTTGGAATCAGCCTTCTTACTGGCAGTTGGATTCCGCTTCTGATTGCTGCTATTGTCGGTATCCTTGTGGCGTTGGTTTCCTTTACCGGCCACGGCGAAGAACTTATTAACGGCCTGAAAGATGTTGTCGAAGGCTTCGGGAAGTTCTTCAAGGGCGTGTTCACGGGCGATCTGAAACTTGCTGCGGAAGGTGCGAAGCAAATCTGGGCAGGACTCAAGCAAGCGTGGAACGCGATTGTAAACTCCATCAAGGACGCGTGGAATGCGTTTGTTGAATGGCTGCGCAGCAAAAACCCGGCGCTTGCAAACATCTTTGAAACGATTGGAAAACTGTTCGGAGATCAGTACGAGTCGTGGAAGAAGATCCTTAGCGGGCTTATCACGTTCATTTCCGGCGTATTTACCGGCGATTGGAAAAAGGCGTGGAATGGCGTTCTTGATGTCTTGAAAGGTATCTGGAACCTGATTGTCGGAACAATTGAGGGGGCGATCAACCTTATTATTGATGGCATCAACCTCTTAATTTCTGCACTGAATAAGATTCAGGTAAATATTCCGGACTGGGTTCCGCTCCTTGGCGGGAGAACATTTGGCGTAAACATTCCGCCCGTTACGCGGGTATCGTTGCCTCGCCTAGCCTCCGGCGCGGTTATCCCGCCGAACAGTGAATTTCTCGCGGTTCTGGGTGATCAGAAGAGCGGTACGAACATCGAAACGCCGCTTGCTACGATGGTGCAGGCATTCAAGCAGGCCATGGCTGAAACGGGCGGAATGGGAGGCCGGAACATTACAGTCGTGATGCAGGTCGATAAGCGCGAGTTTGCCCGCGCGGTATATACGGCGAACAACGATGAGACGCAGCGTGTCGGCGTTCGTCTGGCGGGGGTGAGAACATGACAAGCGTACTGTCCCTAGATGGGAAAGCATACCCGAACCTGCATGTCGTGTCCTTAAAGCGTTCGTTCTCCGTCCTTGACGGAGACAACGCCGGGCGCGTCATGACCGGCGCGATGAAGCGCGATATCATCGGCACATATTACAACTATAGCATGGAAATCGATCCTGTTTCCTCCGACCTTGCGGAATATGACGAGTTTTACGAGGCGATTTCCGCACCAGTTGACAGCCACGTTCTGACCGTCCCGTATGCACAAACAACCGTGACATTTGATGCGTATGTGGCAAATGGAGAGGACGAGCTTGTCTCCAAGAACGATGATCGGAGCAACTGGCAGAATCTTTCTGTTAATTTTGTGGCGATGAAGCCGAAGAGGACACCTGCATGAGCGTAAAGGTCGTATATGAAGACGTTGCGGTAGGCGCTGCCGATGCTGCACAGGCCGCGAGCGGCGGCGCACAGAGCTTTTCCGACATTCCCGCGCTCATGCACAGTTCTTCTCCCATGCTGATTTCTACGAACGAGTTAAATCAGTGGATCCTTGACGGGACGAGGAAGATCAGGACGAACGAAACGGTTGCATTCTGGTCAACGGCACAGAGCAAGGCAGACTGCACATTTGACACGAACCCAACGCTTACGGTAACGCTTGACGGCACATATTCTTCTCCCGGTATCTTCTTCTTTTTCGGCGAGGACGCGGGCGAGTATTGCAGCGGCCTGACGCTGACATTTTACCGGGACGATACGCAAATTGCGACGGAGGCATTTACCCCAGACACGCAGAAATACTTCTGTGCAAAGGCCGTGACAGCGTACAACAAACTGGTTATCGAGATCACGAAGACCAGCTTGCCGTACCGGTTCGCAAAAATCCGGCAGATTTTCTTCGGTATTGTCCGGGAGTTCGAGCGGGAAGACCTCCGCAGCGTCAGAGTAACAGAGGGGATCAGCGTGATTTCTGACGATGTGGAGATCAACACGCTTGACTTCACGCTCGACAACACGGAAAACATTGATTTTATCTTTCAGGAGAAGCAGCCGGTCAGCGCGTATGATTCGGATAGCCTGATTGGCGTGTTCTATATCAAAAGCTCGTCCCGTTCCAGCGCAAGCCTGTATGACGTGTCCTGCCATGACGCGCTCGGTGTTCTGGACGATGAACCTTTCTCTGCGGCTGTTTATAGCGCGAAATCGGCGAAAACGCTGATTACAGAGATTCTGGGCGGGCATTTTTCGCTTGACTACGATCCCGCGTTGGAAAGCGAGACTGTTACCGGATATATCCCGGACTGCACAAAGCGCGAGGCATTGCAGCAGATCGTGTTCGCGCTGCGGGCGACGATCGACACAAGCGCCGTGCGTGGTATTCGCGTTAGACGGCTCACGCAGTCCACACCGGCAGTTATTCCAGAAGACCGGATATATACCGGAAGCAGCGTAGAGACAGCGGCAATCGTGACGGAGATCCGCGTAACGGCGCACACCTATAGCACATCCGGCAGCGGGGAAAGCGTGGAGGTCGGCGGTAAAACGTACTACCACACAACGAGCGTTACAACGAAGACGAACCCGGAAGTTACCACGCAGACGAAGCCAAACATTGTTGAGGTCAAGGAAGCAACGCTTGTAAACAGTGAAAATATTGAGGCCGTGGCACAGCATGTGTACGACTATTACATGCGCAGGCAGACGCAGAGCGTGAAGATCGTCATGGACAGCGAAGCTCCGGGAGATTACGTCAAAACGCCTACTATGTGGAGTACAAATATAACAGGAACGATCAAAAGCATGAACATCCGGCTTAGCGGCATTGCTGCAGCCGAATGTGAGATCGTAGGAACATAGAAACGGAGGTGCAGACATGGTACAAGGCGATGCTTATGCTATCGACATTGGAATCACGAACAACGGGCAGCCGCTGAATATCGCGGATATTTCCGCTGTGGAAGTATCGCTGCTGTATTTGCAGAAGAATTATCCCGGCGAAGTGACATATTCGGACGGCAAATTCCATTTTCCGCTGACGCAGCAGGAGACATTCAAGCTGCCGAAGCTGTGCAAGATGCAAGTCCGTGTAAAATTCAAGAGCGGGGACGTGATCGGCTCCATGATCCAGCAGATTGACGTAGAACACGCGCTGTCAAAGGTGGTGCTGTGATGGGCGGCATTGAATTTGAACTCAAGAACCGCGATCCGATCGACGTTTCCTTTAACGTTTCCGTGCGTGCTGGCGGCGGCTCCGGCGGAGGATACAACATCGGCCCCGGCCTGAAGCTGGACGCGGAAACGAATACGCTCTCCGTTGATACGGCGGAGATCGTGGAGAAGGACAACACCAAGCCCGTAACCTCCGCCGCCGTGTTTGCGGAGGTAGGCAACATCAACGCGCTGCTCGCGACGATTTAAGGAGAGGATTTTATGAGCACACAGACTGAAATTACAAGATTACAGACCGCGCGGAACAAGCTGCGCACATGGCTCGTCGGCCTCGGCCTCGCCGCGAGCACGGACAAACTCGACGCGCTGACCGACAAGGCCGCCGCCATCAAGAATAACGGCGCGGTCGACGCGCAGGTCAAGGAGGGCGAGTCCTACACCGTACCGAAGGGCTACCACGACGGCACCGGCACGGTCAAGGGCGTCGGAGGCGGCGGCAACTACCAGCTGCAAGCCAAGTCGGTAACGCCGACGAAGGAGCAGCAGGCCGTCACGCCCGATCAGGGCTATTACGGCCTGTCCGGTGTGACCGTCGGCGCGATCCCGGAAAACTATCAGGACGTCTCAGCCACGACCGCCGCGCCCGGCGACGTGCTGGCGAATAAAGTCTTTATCGATGCCGACGGCGTAACGCAGGCAGGCACCATGCCGGACAACGGCGCGGTCGAAAAGGTGCTGGACGCCACGACCGGGAACCAGGAATACACCGTACCGGCGGGCAAGCACTCCGGAACGGGCAAGGTAGCCATCGCGCTGGAAACCAAGTCCGCCACGCCTGCCGAGGCCGCGCAGGACATCACGCCCACGAAGGGCAAGGTTCTCGGCAAGGTAACCGTCGGCGCGATCCCGGCCAAATACAAGGACGTTTCCGGCGTCACGGCCGCAGCCGCTGACGTGCTGGACGGAAAGTTCATCGTGCTGGCCAATGGCAGCAAGGTAGAGGGCACCATGGCCAACAACGGCGCGATTGCAAAGACCATCGACGGCCTCACGCAGACCAGCGTAGCCATTCCCGCAGGCTATACCTCCGGCGGCACAGTCGGCCTGACAGACGACATCGAAAACGCCCTCGCCGCGATTTAAAGGAGGAACAGGCATGAGCGTACAGACAGAAATCGACCGCATTATAACGGCAGTCGGCGCGGCGTATGACGCAGTGGAGGCCAAAGGAGGCACAGCCCCTGCGGCACAGACCATCGAAGGGCTTGCCGCAGCAGTCGGTACGATTTCCACCGGAGGATCCTCCGCCCTCGGCGCACCCGGAGACATTACATTCTACGACTACGACGGCACGATCGTCACGTCTTGGACACTGGAAGAACTGGCAACCAAGACAGCGCTACCTGATTATCCATCGCATAACGGACTTACATGTCAGGGCTGGAACTGGTCGCTGGCTGGCCTCAAGACCACAAACCGCAAAATGAACGTCGGCGCGATGTACATCACGGATGACGGCAAGACCCGTATCTATATCCGTCTGGAAGAGGGCCGCACATCTCCAATGCTTGGCGTTTGCCCGAATGGCACTGTCACCGTGGACTGGGGCGATGGAACCACACCGGATACGCTAACAGGAACAGACGTAACGACTGTAAAATGGACACCGAATCATGCTTATGCCGTACCGGGCGAGTATGTGATTAAACTGACAGTTGATGGGACGATGGGCTTTTATGGCGAATTTTCATTGACTAGTGCTAGCGCAATCCTTCGGTATTCGTCTAGCGATGACAATCGAAATTATGTTTATCGAAGCAGTGTTCAGAAAATTGAGATTGGAAATGGTATAACAAGTATTGATGGGTCATCATTCTATAGTTGTTATTCTCTGGCATCAATTACAATGCCTAATAGTATAACAAGTATTAAAGAGTCAACATTCTATAGTTGTTATTCTCTAACGTCAATTACAATACCTGACAGTGTAACAAATATTGGAAATTCTATATTCAATAGTTGTTATTCTCTAGCATCAATTACAATACCTAATGGTATAACAAGTGTTGGAGATTCTGCATTTCATAATTGTCGTTCTCTAGCATCAATTACAATACCTAATGGTATAACAAGTGTTGGATATTCTATATTCAATAATTGTTATTCTCTAGCATCAATTACAATACCTAATGGTATAACAAGTGTTGGAGATTCTGCATTTAAGAATTGCCGAGGTGTAGTTTTTTATGATTTCACAGCTTGTACAACGGTTCCGACACTAGCATCCACCACCGCTTTTACCGGCATTCCCGCTGACTGCAAAATCCGCATTCCGGCAGCACTTGTGAATGCGTGGAAGGCGGCTACAAACTGGGCAACCTATGCAGATCATATCGTGGGGGTGTAAAGATGATTCAAAGAGAATTTTATACACAGCGTAAGGATGGTGTAAAGCTATACCGTACCTATTCTGATGCAGGAATGATGATTCGGCAGAATGAGACTGGCGCGGAATACGCCGAGGCTATCGATGTTGAGGGCGCGTCATATACCTACACGGAGACGGAGACCAGGATCCCGGCGGAAGAAGCTGCGGAGGACACCGACGCCCTGCGCGCCCGGCTGGACGACGCCGAGACCGCCGCAAAAATTCTGCTCGGGGAGGCGGACTG